GGTATTGAGGATGCCGTACTTACATTAGAGTACGGTACTCAAACCGTACCTCCTTCCCCTGCTCTACGCACATTTGTATTGGGGGTTAACTAATGCCGTTTATCATTAATGAGGACGCTGCTCTTAAAGCTCTTCTAACAGGGATTACAGTATCTGATGGTGGCAATTCTGCCCGTCCTGTAGCTGTCTATTATGGACAGCCAGATAAAGATATTCGTACCCAGAGCTATCCATATATTACTTTGGATCTAGTTGGTGTTCGTGAAGATATGGAACGTGCCCACCGAGGCAGCGTAGACCTTACTTATACTCCAGAAGGTACTACACCAAACTATGATTCTGAAAGTCAACCAGTTAATTTTCCTATCCCTGTAGATTTAATCTACCAAGTATCCACATGGTCACGTCAGCCTCGCCATGATCGTCAGATTATCGCAGCGCTCTTTGCACCTGGTAAACTACCACTTAGATTTGGGCAACTCACTATCCCAGAAGACAGCACTATGCGTCGTTTGGATATGTTGGGGTTCTCAAAAAGAGACACTACTGAAAGCGGCAAACGCCTGTTTAGTAATGTTTACAACATTCGAATCAGTGCTGAATTGTTCCCTGATCAACTCAGTGCAGTTTACACTGTAACAGATGTCAATACATCACTAGGGTACCAAACTACCCCAAACGCAACTATCTGGCACACAACTCCGTCTCACTAAGAAAACAACCTAACCCTAAAGGAGTAACCCCGAATGGCAAATCTTGCCCGTCCCGGAGTCTATATCCAGGAAGTAGCTCTACCACAAGCTGTGCAGCCTGCAAACACTGCAAACGCTGTCGGAGCATTTGCTGGAGCCCTTCCACAAGGTCCTACATTAGCACCTGTACTAGTAAGCACTTGGACAGATTTTGTTAAGACTTTTGGTGGATTAAATGACTCATACCCAACCACTTGGGCTGCCTATAACTTTTTTGCTAATGGCGGCCGCAACCTCTATGTAAAGCGTGTTATTGGATCAGGTCCTGGAACAGGAACTATCATTATTAATGATGGAACTGGTACAACCACAACCAATACTGCTACAGTAACCGCAGCTTCTGCAACCGGTGGCGTAGTAACATACACAGCTACTAACACATTTACTGTTGGACAAACTGTATCTATTGCAGGTCTTTCAACAACAGCGTTTAACCTAACTAACGTAACTATTGCTACACGCTCAGGTTCACAGTTTACTGTTACAAGTGCCGCTACAGGTACAGCAGTAACAGGTGCTTCAGCTACAGCTACTGTTACAACCACAACTGCGTCTAACCCAGTATTTACAATCAACGCTGCTAGCGCTGGTTCTTGGTCAGGTAACTATGCAGTTAAGATTGTTGCTGCTGGATCATCTAGCCGCTTTGGTCTTGAGGTATACCAGACAACTACTGTTAATGGAAACTTAACAACAGCATTGCTTGAGTCTTATACAGATCTAAGCATGTCTGCTACAGATAAGAACTATGTTCTTTCTATCGTTAACTCTAACCCTACCTCAGTAATCAATATTGCTAGCTCTGGAATAGACAGCACAAAGACCCCTGTAGTTAGCACATCACCTATTGCATTTTCTGGTGGAACTGATGGTGCAGCTCTTGGTCGTGCAGACTATGCAGGTGCTTGGTCTACATTTGATGCTGTAGTTAACCCACTAGTTATCTACGCACCAGATGCACCATATGCTGCAACAAGCACATTGACTTCACAAATTCATGGTGATGCTGTAGCTTATGCAGCTACCCGTACAGACTGTTTTGCTGTCTTTGATACTCCTTCAGGACTATCAGCTACAGCTGCTCAGACTCAAGTAACTGCAACTTATGCTATCTTTGCTGGAGCTACTTCAGGAAATATTGCAGCAGCTTACTATCCTTGGTACAACATTCCAGACCCAACTAAGGGCATTGGCGTAACTCGCCTGCAAGCTCCTGGTGCTGGTGTTGTTGGACAATACATTGCTACTGATGCATCTCGTGGTCCAGCTAAGACTCCAGCAGGTCTTCAAAACGTTATGGCTCTTGCCGTATCTACTGAGCACTTGTTCACAAATGCTGAGCTTGATGCTATCAATACAAGCGTTGATCCTATCAACCCTATTCGTCAGGTACCTGGCGCAGGTATTGTTATCATGGGTGGTCGCACTCTTGACAACACACCAAACAACCGTTACATCAACATTCGCCGCTCTTTGATTTACATTGAGAAGTCAATGAATGATCTAACATCATTTGCTCTTTTTGAGAACAATGACTCACGTCTATGGTCTCAAATTCGTACCGCTCTAAATAGCTTCTTGCTTGCTTACTGGCAATCAGGCGGTCTACGTGGAACAAACCCAACTCAGGCATACTACGTAAAGTGTGATGCTACAACAACTACCTTTAGCGATATGCAACAGGGTAAGGTTAATATCGAAGTGGGCGTTGCTCTTGAGTACCCAGCAGAGTTCGTTGTCATTAAGCTTGGACAACTAACCGGAAACGCATCAGCGTAAAGGAGATAAATAAAAATGGCATCACCAACAGAAAATCTACTTAGTAACTTAATGACGGACCCGGTCCGTAATTTTAAGTTCCTAGTAACCTTTAATCCAACAGCAGATTGGACAAAGGGCGATAAGCCAATGAAGATGGGGTTTGTATCTCTATCCGGTCTTAGTGTCACAACTGAACCTATTGCTTATCGTGAAGGTGGATATAACACTAACGTCCACCAGATCCCTGGTCAGTCTGCGTTTACCCCAATCACTCTCTCTAAGGGAGTGTTGTTGGGTCAAGACTCTAATGCAAAGTGGATGAAGCGTTTGTTCTCAGTCCTAACTCCTAGCCTTACAACAGGCGTAGGACAAGGATTCCGTACAGACCTTGACATCCAGGTTCTAAGCCATCCAAACCCACAGGCGGATACAGGTGCAGGTGCTCAGGCTTCACGCCCTGAGGATCAACACACCTCTCTACGCTTCCGTGTTTATAATGCTTGGATCTCATCACTTTCCTACAGCAACCTAGATGCAGGCGCTAATACCCTCATGGTAGAAGAGATGTCTCTAGTTCATGAAGGTTGGGATGTACAATATGCAGATAACTATACCCAATCTGGTTCAGCCGATGGAACTACATTCCTAGGACGATAAATTAAACAAAGGTAAATAACATGGCAAATGATACGACTATAAATGCAGCAAGCAATCCAGCCTTAGCAAATGAAATTGCAGCTAAGGCAATGACTTCACCGGATCCGGTGGTGGCAACTAGTACCCCAAAGGTTTCTACACTGCCACCACCTGATACGACAGTCGAACTGCTAGGTGGTTTAGTAGATCCATTCTTAGGCATAATTTCTACAGCAGAAATTAGAGAGCTTAATGGAGTGGACGAGGAATTAATCTCTAAGATTAATGATCCAGGTAAAGCTCTACTAACAATCCTAGAAAGAGCTACAGTAAAGATTGGCGATGAGCCAGCAGATAAAGAGACCTTAGATGCTCTCTATGCCGGAGATCGTGAGCTTTTACTTTTAGCTATTAGAAATGCCACATTTGGTACTGAGGTCAAACTTGGACCGGGGGCATGCCCAAGCTGTGGTGTAGAGCAAGTATATGAAATAGATTTGGCTAAGGATGTTCCTCTCAAGAAACTTGAGGGAGACCATACCTTTACCGTAAAATGTAAGGTCGGAGATGTAGTGGTTTCGCTTCCTACTGGAAGTACCCAGAAAGCTATTGTTACTTCTACCAACAAAACCTCAGCAGAATTAGATACAATTCTTCTGAAGAACTGCATTGAATCTATCAACGATATGCCAGTACTTAGCCTAGATGACGTTCGAAAGTTAAGCCTGAAAGATCGTAGAGATATTTTGCAGGAGATCACAAACCGCAATCCCGGCCCACAACTCAGTGAAATAAAGATCCCATGTCAGTCTTGCGGCACGGAGGTACCGCTTCCGCTAACCTTGGCGGAGTTGTTTCGCTAACGAGATTGATTACGAACTACTCATGGATATGCAGGACTTACTAGTCCAAAGTTATCCGGGGTGGACATTAACTGAAGTACGTAATCTTAGTATGAGAGAACGTATCAATTGGCTAGATAGAGCTACGGCTAGGATAAGGCGGTGATGTAAATGGCAGGTACTGTAGGCAACAATAGTGTCTCTGCATCTGATAATGACTCTACGCCTTTTGCATCTATGGGTGACGACGTTGATTTTGACGGCCTACCTAAAGGCTTTATTAAATACTTTCAAGAGGCTAAAAAGCTTGTAGACCAGATGGTTGATGAGTGGTCTAAGGCCATTAAAGATACCGAAGCTGCTACAGGCAAGATGGGTGGGGATAGACCAGGTGCTGGACGCCTTGGTCTTGGTTCTTTTACCCGTGCTGAAAAAGTTGGGATGGGTCTTGGTTTAGCAGCATTTGGTGCAAGCACTTACATGTCTGCAGCACCTAATACTATGGCTGCAGTTGCACAGCGAATGGGTGCAGATACTTACGCAGGCTTAAGTGGAATGTCTTCACGTAGAGCAATTCTTCAAGCTAATGCTCAAGTAGGCGGCGGAGCAACAAGCGCTATGGGCCCAACCATGGCAGCTATGAACTTGATGTATCAAGGCGGCTATACTGCTAACTCACTTAGCTCTAAAAATATTATGGGGCAGCTTGCTGGCCTAAGTGCTATGACTGGCATGAGCAACGAGCAGGCTGCTGCAAGCATGGCTGGTATGAACGGCATGAGTTTCTTACGTGCCGGTATTCAGATTCGTGATCGTCAAGGAAACCTAAAGCCGCCTAATCAAATTATTAATGATGTCTATAGTTTCTTGTATCGTGGTCAAAAGATTACAAAGCAACAGGCTGCTCTAGTTATGAACCCAGGTAGCAAGGGCTACCAAACTATCATGCAGATCACCGGTGGCGATCAAGCATTGATGCAAACTATTCAAGCTGGAATTTTAGCTCGTGCTTCTAATGGATCACCACTTACTGCGTCGCAGATGAAAGATCCAAACTCAATTCTTAATGCTATGGGCGTAGATCAAAGCAGCCCTATTCGTGCTAACTTCCGCTATAACTCTAGTGAGAATAAAAAGCTTGCCGCAACTGAACAAGGTTTAGTTGGTGGATATGATGCATCACTTCGTACAGCCGCATCACTTAATGATGCTTACAGTACTATGGCAGGATTACTTGGCCCTGTTAACCAAGGACTTATGACCCTTAAAGGTATTCTTCAAACGTTTCCTAATGCTGGTGGCATGGGTGGAACTATCTCTGGTTTAGCCGGAGGTGCTATGGGTCTTGCAAAAGACTATATGGGTTACAAGATGATGGGTAAACTTTTAGGAAATGCAGGTATAAAAGCCGGTGGTGCATCAATCTTAGGTAAGATGGGTGGTTTTTTAAAGAGTGCAGGAAGATTTATATTAAATCCTAAGAATCTTATTAAGATGGGTGAAGTTGGTCTTCTAGAAGCTCAAGCTGCAGCTGCTGAGGTTGGTACGGCAGGTACTTTAGGAACCGCAGATGAAGTTGCTACACAAGCACTTGTAGCTAGAATTCTTGCTGCTGGAGGTAAGGGTGGCCCTAGTGATCACGGTAACTTAGGTACTGGAGCATCGGGTAGTTCTGCCCCGCTATCATTTTTTAGTCCAGTTCCAAAAGGAACAACTATTACTTCCCCATTTGGACAACGTGTATCTCCTGGTGGAAAAGGATCTACCGATCACAAAGGTATTGACTTTGGAACTGCAGTAGGAAGTACACTAACCGCAGTTACTAGCGGACATGTTAGCTATCTTGGA